CCGTGGCGTTCTAGAAACTCGCCGCCGGCCCACACCGCCTTGCGCTTGATGGCCTCGGGGCCGTCCAGCTCGCTCATACGGATGTAGAACCCCATGCGCTCGCTTAGGTCCCAATTCTCGACCGTGACAGTGCCCGTGCGGCTGTCAGCGTTCACGGCCCACGACCATCCGACGTAATGGCTTCGCAGCACCCGCGCCACTTCGGTCGCGAGCTTCTGGTCGGCGGCCATCGTGGCGGCTTGTTCCACGCTCGCGTAGGGGAGGACATCGATGACCGCCATGTCAGGCTCCGAACACGCCAACGAAAACGAGCGCCCGCGAGGCGCCCGTGATCAGTTCACTCCACTCGATCCCGCCCCGGAGGAGCGGCGGCACCCGCCAGGGGATGCGCCAGCCGATGCAGTACGCCATCGGGAGGGTGATGGCGTAGGCGATGGGAAGAGCGATCACCTGTGCGATCTCAGCAGCCGGCACCAGCCCGTCTGCCGCGACGACGGCGCCAACGAGCGCGCCGACCATGCCGCCGCGCATCGCCCCGATCGCAGCCATGTATCCGGCATCGTCGTAGATGCTGCCGGCCCATGTGCCCATGTCCTGACCGGGTGCATGGCGGATGTGCAGCCCGGCCCACTCCCCGATGGCGACGGCGCCCGCGATCCACACGTCACCCGTGAGGATGTAGACCACGCCGAAGCACGACGCTGCCCACAACGGGCGCAGCGTGAACACCGGGTGCATGACCGTGCGCAGGAACCCCGCATCGGGCCGGTGGCCGCGAATGCGATACGCCGCCGCAAGCCACAGGACGATCGCCGCGATCACGTCGCCGTCCCCGTGCCGTAGGGCTGCCCCGGCCGTTCAAGCACCTTGAATTCGCGCCCGTTGCTAAACTCGTACGCCACCGGGCGAACCGACTGCTTCGTCCAGTCGCGGTCGACGCGCTGGATCAACGTGCGCCACGTCTGCGTGGTCATGTGGCCGCGTTCTCCCGTGCCGTATGCCAGCCGATCGCATTGATGCGATGCGACGCGCTGGTCAAAAGACCGTGCGCCTGCGGGCCGTCTCGCGTCGCGTTCCAAAACCGCGTGCGCTCATGGAAGCCATCCGCGTCTTCCGCTGACATGACGATGATCCCGTGGCGCGCGGTGATGCGCCCGGCGTCAACGTCGGCGAGCGCGGCGACCAAGGCGTCGCGGATCGTCCAGCCGGCGGCGGTGTGGGGAACCGTCACAGGATCACCTCCACCGGCTCGGCATTACGGGGCTCGTAGTCCTCGCCCGTCAGCCCGTGGTGCAGCATCCGAAGGGCGTGCTTGTGGGCGATGACGACGCACTCCTCGACGTCCTGACCGCGCCACCAGTCCAGCACCCGGAGCCTGACTTGGGCCAGCGTCTCGCCATCCGGCGGCGCCTGGTCGAACTGCGTGTCCCAATCATCGTGGGCGTAGTAGCCGTACCTCTCCATTACCCACGGCACCGTCTTCCCGTCGGCCTCGCCATAGTCGCGCTCGATCAGCGCTGGCACGGTGACGAGCTTCGGCTTAGTCCCGGCCGCTTCCGCCGCGATGGCCGCCGTTTCCTGCGCCCGTTGCATCGGGCTCAGGAACCACACCGGAATGGTCGCGATCATCGGCCCGAGGGCCTTGGCTTGACCCTTGCCAGGGTGCGACAAACCCGCGTCGATGTTCGACCCGGCGATGATCTTCCGGTCTTGCAGGATCGTGCGGGCGTGCCGCACCAGAATGAGCCGCACGATTATCTCCTCCCGGCGCCCGAAGGTGGCCGGCTCAACTGTCGAAGTAAACGGGGGGCTGATACGAGCGGACCATGCCCGGCGTCGTCGCGTGGCGCAGCATCATAATCGCATACCGCGTCGCGCTCATAAGGTCGTCGCGCTCCTTCACGATCACGCCGTTCTTCCGGTGGTACAGCCGGAACTCGTCAAACCATTCGCCCAAGGTGGAGAACACCTTTAGCCGCTCGGTCTGCATCCGCATGAGCATATCATACACGCCGGCCTCAACGCCATTCGTCCCGTCCTCGAACGTCGCCCGCTCCGGCAAAAGGTTTAGGCCCTGCTTCCGGTATTGTTCCGCCAACTGCTCGCCCGAGCCCTTGTCGTGCTGCAACCCGTCGTGCGGCCATGCCCACGGAAGCCATTCGCCCCAGGGACGCAGCGCCGCCGCGTGGATGATCGGCGTGGCCTCGCGCTGGCGATAGGCCGCGATCACATAAACCCGGTCACTGTCGGGATCGTGCGCCACCCTCACGGCGGCGAACGGGTGGTCCCATCCGAAATCGAGCCCGCAAATCTGCGGCCACCATTCGGGCACCTCAAAAGGCTCGCACGTCACTTCGCTTTCAGCAATCGGGAAAACTCGACCGGACCCCAGCGCCGGGATGCCCCGCGCACGCGCCTCCCGCTCATGTGGCGGATAGCTGGCGATGATCCGCGCCCGCTCCTCGGCCGTGTAGTGGTCCACGTCGTCGATCGTCATTTTCGTGACGTGACGATCGGGGCTTTCCTCTTGGAAGAACCGCGCCACCACGTCGCTCATACCGAGCAGCGGCGTGAAGGTCATGTAGACCAGCCCACCGGTCGCGTTCGTCCGCGTGATGCCTTCGATGTAGATGTCCTGGGGCGGCTCCTCATCGAACCATACAAGGTCCAACGTCTCGCCCTGCCACTTCTCCCGGCCCTTCTCGTAGGATTTGAGACCGATGATGGACGTGCCGCCGCTGGCGTAACGGACCCAGATTGTATCAACAAGGTCGGACACGCCGCGCGACGACGACGTGTCGATCAAGCAATCTTTCGGGATCAAGCCCGTGCCGAACTGCCCCGGTCGCCCGAGAAGCATCCGCTGGACGTTGTCGCGCGTGCTTTCGCCCGTGACGCCGGCCGCCCACCCGACGATGGGCCGCGCCCACGTCCGACCTTTCCACCACGACGGATAAAGTCCCGTGGCGTGCATCGCGTATTCGGCGCCGCCCGAAAAAGTTTTCCCGAGCTGATTCCCGGCCGCGAACAGGCGCTCACGAAACCGCGCGCCAGCTTCGTGAAACTGCTTCTGGCGCGGGTATGGGGCGTAGGAACGCAGCCGGTTAGTGTCTAACCGCTGCTTCTTCGCTTCCAGCAGCGCCGCGAGTTCCGCCATCAATGCGGACTTCGATCCCGATGGCGGCGGCAAGGGCTCGGATGCGCTGGTCAAGTTGGTCATCGGTCAACTCGTCGGTCGTGTCCACCTTGACGCTCATTTCCTTGGGGAGGATGGACGCGATAACCTTGAGGTAATCAGCGGGCCGGTTCTCGCGGACCTCGGCAATGGCCTGCGGGCCGTTGGCCTCGAAGTCGCTCGCCAGCGCCTCCAAGAACGCCTCGCCCAACTTGTGCCGGGCGCCCTTGGGCCTGCCCTTGGGGTTCGCGACCTGTCCCGGCTTGAACCAACTCGGGTTCCGCTTCTCGCCATTTGTTGCTGGATCGCCGGTCATGCCGTTGCGGCGCGCCCTTTCGGGTGGCGCCCCTCACTTGGGTTTCGCACTACAGCGGGTAGAACGTCGATAAAATCTGCACATGGTGCATTGACACCCTGCACTCAGTGCGCTAAGTTCTCTTTGCAACGGGGCGGTGCCCCACCAACCGGAGACAGACGATGGCCATCCGCTCGGAAATCGAAGCCCGCACGCCCGCCGCCGCTAATCTCATTGATGCGATGCGCGAAATCATCATCGCAGCCGAGGCGGCGGGGTGGGACGTGGGCGACAATGCGCCGATCCTGGACGCCGCCCGCGCCGCCCTCGCGGAAGCGATGGCCGACGCCTGACCCCACCCAGCCCCGACAGCCCCGACCATCGCACCGATGGCGGGGCTTAGGGCGGTAGGACAACCCGATGGAGAGCGCCATGAAGACCACGATCCGCAGCCGCAACGGCGACACCTACGACTTCACCGCCCCGACTGATGGCGGGTACGTCGTCGTCACCATCAACGACGGCGAGCGCAAGCAACTGTGCGAGGGCGGCTGGTTCATGGGCCGCACGCTCACGGCCTACAGCGCCGACGACCTCGAGGCGACTGCCCGCCGCTGGTACAAGGCCCATCGGAAGAACGTTGCGGAGATGGCCTACTGATGACCCCCGCTCAGTTCAAAGACTGGCGCAAGCGGTTCTTCAAGAGCCAGCGCGCCGCCGCCAAAGCCCTCGGGATCAGCGCCTCATCGGTAATTCTGTATGAGGCGGGGAAGCGACGGGATGCCAACGAAACGCCCGTCGATATCCCTAAAGTCGTGGCGCTCGCGTGTAGTGCGGTCGCTCAAAACCTGCCCCCTTACGGGACGCCCCTCGCCTAGCGCGAGGGGTTTTTCGTTTAGAAATCCCTCTCGCCGTCCATCATGTCGATCCGCCCCGACTGTGTGGGTCGGGCAGCCTTGCCGGGCTTGCCGGTCATGCTCTCGCCGTACATGGACATAGGACCGTAGCTGTCCATCCGGGCGTCGCTCTTGCTGGCGTAGACCTTGCGCCCACGGTAACCGTCGCCGGGCCGGGCCGCGCTCTCGACCGTGCGCTTGCCGCCCCACTGCTCGATGTCGGGC